TGATTTGTTTATTATTGGCGACATGAAGTATAAAATTTCAACAGCCAAAGTAGATTTGACAACAGGTAAAAGTGACATCGAAATATTTACAGATTATTCTTTGCCATCTGATTCGATAGCGAACTTTATTCCTATAACAGTCGATAGTACGGACATAACAGTAGATAGTACGGATATAACAGTCGATGCGGTATATAAGTACGATCCTGCTTATTCATTTACAACCAATGGAATTAGTACAGATTTCTATGACTCAACCAACGCGATGGAACACTTTGAAGTGAGAATAGATGCCAATGCAGTATGGAGTGCAACACCGCAGGATTCGTGGCTTAGTGTTGATAATGTTAACGGAAATAAAACGGGGTATATACGAGTAACGGTTGCCGAAAATACAGGAACTTATCGTACAGGAACTATAAAAATAACTATAAATGCAGAAGTATTTATCTTAACAATTGTACAGGAATGATGAAATTAATAATTAATTTATTACAGTCTAATGATTGGATAAATTCGGGTGAATATATAGAGATTGCAAAAGGTAAAAATGAATTGGTTTCAACAATTAAAGACGGTAAACGTAAAATAAAAAGAGCATGGCAATCGAAAAAATAGTAAACATTGTAATTAACGAACTTGGAATTGACTCTGCAATTGACAACACGCAACGCCTTGAAAAAGGTTTAGATAGCGTAGGCAGTTCGAGTGCTAGTTTAGCAGGTGGTATGAAAGATAGCACTAATTCTGTTTTAGAGAATGGCGGTGCAATGGGATTGCTAAATGATGCTACAGGAGGTCTTGCAATGACGGTTAAAGATGCAGTAGAAGCGACCGCTTTATTTGCTAAAGAAAGTAAAATATCTACATTCATACAAGGCGCTTATGCCACGGTTATCGGAACGTCAACAGGCGCAATGAAAGCCTTTAAGGTTGCTTTAATAGGGACAGGAATTGGCGCGTTAGTAGTTGGATTGATATTGTTGATTACTAATTTCGATAAGGTAAAAGCAGCGGTCTACAATCTTATCCCTGGTTTAAAAAACGTAGGTGAATTTGTAGGTAACATTATAAATGCAGTAACGGATTTTATAGGAGTTACTTCCGAAGCAGAAAGAGCGTTTGCAAGATTAACAGAGCAAGCGGATAAATCACTTGCTAAAAATAAAAAGTTTTTAGCCGAACAAGGTAGTCAGTTAGACGAATTCACAAAGCGAAAAATAGAATCAAATAACAAATACAATGAAGCGATAAAAGAACAAGGCGCAGACGTTATTGCATTGGCTAAAGAACAAAATAGAGAGATTGCTAAAATAGATGCAGACAGAGATGAAGCGCGTACAAAGAAAAGAAAAGAAGCACAAGATAAAATCGATACTGAAAACCAAAGGGCAGCCGACAAAGCAAAAGTAGAACGTGAAAAACAAAAAGCAATTGCTGACAAATTAGCGGAGGACAAAAAGAAATTATTAGAAGATAACTTAAAGGCTGAGAATGAATTTCAAATTGCTTTAAACAACGCTAAATTTGAACAAAGCCAAATAGACCAAGACAACCTTAATAGACAGATTGAAGCTATTGAGGAATTCAATGCAAAGAAAGAGAAAGCGGACCAAGATGCAGCGGATAAAGAAATAGAATTTCAAATAGATAAAGATAATGCAATTGCGAATTCCAGAGAGAACTTAAATAATATAATTGACGGATTAGAAACATCTGGAATTGCTAAAACAAAAGCAGGTCAGATAGCATCCAAAGCAATTGCATTGACTCAAATAGCTATTGATTCAGCGGTTGCAATATCAAAAGCTAGTACTTTAGCAAATGCGGAGGGAGTGGCGGCTCAATTAGCTTTTCCTTTAGTTCCAGGCGCAGGAACAATAGCAAGGATTGTTTCTTATGCTAGTACTGCTGCATCTGTTATAGGAAACATATCGGTAGCAAAAAGAATGCTATCAAGCGGTGGAGGTTCTGCTTCTATTAGTCCATCTAGCGGAGGATCGCAACAATCAGCACCGCCACAATTCAACATCGTAGGGCAAAATTCAAATAACCAACTTGCTCAAACAATAGGCACTCAACAAAACAGACCTATTGAAGCATTCGTAGTAAGTGGCAATGTTACCAATGCTCAACAACTAGACAGAAATAGAATTAATACTGCAACGTTTGGTAGTTAATTTAAATTCATTCTTAATAAAAAAGATTGTATGTTTGCATAGTTAAGAAGTCGGAAGCTTAACAATTTAAAAATATAATAAGACTCTTAGGAACTGCCGACTCAGTTTCTTTGGGTCTTTTTTAATATAAAAAGTTATGAAAATTATAGTAGAATTAAGATGGTCACCTAAAGATTACGAAGTATTAGGACTTAAAAATTATGTTGAATATTATGAAAAATATTATAAAGAAAATGGTATACTTATAGATGAAGAATCAGAGTCTATTTATTATGAAACTGAAGTTTCTCAATTTCCATCGGAAGGACAAAGAGTAGGCACTAAATTCGGAACTTGTTTGGTTTATTGGTCTTATTATAATCTAGATGAAGAAACAATTTTTTATTTTGATAAAACAAGAATTGTAGTAAGTGAGGAATAGGTTTTTTTAAGTTTAAACATTAAACGTATGAAGATATACGTCACTATTAAATAACCTAAAGCACCTTTAATCGGGTGCTTTTTAAATATAATTAATTATGGAAATTTTAAACAAAATTAAAGAATTATGCGATGGAATAAAATACAAAAGAGACATTCCGGAAGATGCGAAAAAATTAGCTAAAGAAAATAATATAATTGTTATTGTCGGTGGCTCTGATGATTTAATGTACTGCTATGGAGCTGATAGTTATTTAACCAATTATTGCGAACACAGTTGCGGATGGGATGGGGAAGATTTGACTAAAATCAAAGGAGATAAAAAACTAAAAAAAGAAGCGAAGCAATTAGGATTAAAAATTTGGTGGTGCGGTATGATAAAAAACTTAGGACTTAAAATTGAAAATTATGATGTAGATAAAAGCGGAGCATTTAGTTATTCAGTGGATGTAAATATTAAATCATTAGATTTTTTAGTCATGGAAGATGAAGATGTTTATTGCACTGGAAAAATAATCCAATTACCTAAAGATTTCATTTGCTCGTAATAACTAAACAACACAACTACTATCTTTAACCCTATCATTAATTTGTTAGGGTTTTTTTATGCTTAAAAGTTACACTCATACACTATTTCGTTAATGTAATATGGAAACGTACAAAGTAATATTTAAAGCAGGAGAAACACAAGGGGTGTATGGTATTTCATTAGTTGAAAGCCCTGCTATGGAATCTCAATTTATCGCTTTAGCTAGTCAAGAGCCTTTGTTGTTAAAAGCAATTGATAGCGAAAAAAGAATTTTACTTGGTGCAGTATTAATTCCGGACAAACCAGTTTACAGAAACCAAGGTGGTAAAGAATTCAATATAGTATTCCCTGCTGAAACGATCCGTTTAACATCTGAAAATTACCACAGACAAGGGTATCAAAATAATTCTACTTTAGAACATAACGAGGAATTAAAACTATCAGGAGTTACTTTTGTTGAAAGTTGGATTAAAGAAGATATGGTAAATGACAAATCTGCAATGCATGGTTTTAATGAGCCAATTGGGACTTGGTTTGCAAGCATGAAAGTTGATAGCGACGAGGTTTGGAATGACTTTGTAAAGACAGGAAAAGTAAAAGGATTTTCTATTGATGGATTATTCGACTTAGAAAAAATTAATTTAAAAAGTGAATCAAATATGAATGTAACAGAAATCGTGGACGCTATAAAACAGGGTTTCGCTTCTATCTCTTTAAAAAAAGAAACAGAGCTAAAACTTGGTAGCATTATGACACAAGACCAATCTCTAAAAATAGAGTTTGAAGGCGATACAATCGCAAAAAAAATGCAAGTATTTTTGACTGCCGAAGATGGTACTAAAATGGATGTTCCTGATGGAGAATATGTTTTAGAGGATGGAATGTCAATTGTTGTATTAAATTCTTTAGTAGACGATATTAAAGAGCCTACTCCAGAAGATGCTCCTGCTGTAGAAAATGCTCCTGCTGAAATGCAAAGCGCTCCTACTGTTAAAAGCGAGAAACACACACAAGAAGTGTTCTACCAATTAGCACAGGAAATGGGTAAACAAATGGAAGCTATGGAAACGCGTTTAATGGCTCACATTGAATCAAAAAAAGAAGTTGAAGTATCTTTGACTAAACAAAAAGAAGTTCAAGAAATCGCACCTAGAAACGCAAAAGAAAGATTGCAGGCAAAATTAAATCAAACTAAAAAATAAACATGGCAACAACAGTATCAGTTACTTCTAATTACGCAGGCAAAGAAGCAGGCGGGATTATCGGTCAAGCTTTTAGAGAAGCAGACACAATCGCAAGCGGATTCATTACCGTATTTGAAAACGTAAATTACAAACTTAATCTTAGAAAGATTGAATTAACAGGCGGGAAACGCGCATACACTTGCGGATTCGCACCTGCTGGATCAATCACTTTGAGTGAAAAAGTTTTAGAGCCTATCAAATTCAAAGATGATTTTGAAATCTGTAAAGAAGATTTTAGAGCGCAATGGAGTGAAGAAAGCATGGGAGCATCTGCTCACAATGACAATGCACCTAAAGACATTATGGACGCGATTACAGTTGAGAAATTGGCTCAAACATCTGCTGAATTGGATGATAACATCTGGAATGGTGATGCAACCAACGTTACAGAGTTCGACGGTTTCTTGAAATTGTTTTTAGCTGATGCAGATGTTATCGATGTAGATTTTGCAGCTGCAACTTCTGAATCAAATGTTGAAGCGCAATTGAAACAAGCATTGGCATCGGTTCCTTTGGCATTAAGAAAAAAACCTTTGAGAATTGGTGTTTCTTCTGATGTAGCACAATCTTATAATTTCTGGTTAATCGGAAAAGGAATTTCAAACGGATTAGGTGGAGACGCAAACACAAATTTGATTTTTGGTAAATACAAAATCGAAGAAATTTCTGCTTTACCTGCATCAACTGTAGTAATTGCAGAACCTAAAAATCTAGTATTTGGAACTGGTCTTTTAGCAGACCACAACGAATTGAGATTGGTAGACCAAGACGAAACAATGTTGAACGGTTTAGTTATCGGAACAATGGTATATAATGCAGGGGTTCAGTACTACAATGGTGAGGAAATTGTATGGGCTAGACCAATCGCATAATTATTAATCTAACCGCCTTTTAATCGGGGCGGTTTTTTAAAACATATAAAAATTATGGCGTGCGATATTACAAAAGGTAGAAAACTTGGATGTAAAGATTCAAGGGTAGGTATAAAAATGATTGACTTTGTGCCATTCGAGGAATTTGGTTTTGTTACGACTTTACAAGAAGTTGCAACTTTGCCCGTATCTTTAACAGAGGTTTTTCGTTACGAAGTTAAAGGAACAGGAAACAATCTAATTGAAACGGCAACTGTTAATTCTGAAAATAGAACAACTGAAATTCGTGCGGTAATTAATGCCGTATTACCTAAATTAGGTAAAGAATCAGATGTTGAGTTAATGGCGATGTTGTACGGGCGTTTAGTTGCATTCGTACACGATTATAACGGAAATGTTTTTGTAGTTGGAATTGACAGCGGATTAGATTCTACAGGCGGTACAAAATCAACTGACTCTAGTGGTTATACAATCACTTTAGATGCAGCGGACAACAAATACAGCCCTTATCTTTCTGCAAGTGCAAAAACAGCTTTAAACGCATTAGTTAGTGTTTCGGTAATCGAACCTTAAAAGAAAGGAGAAAAATTTATCTTATTAAATCCCTAACATTATGTGCTAGGGATTTTTTAGTTAAATACATTTTCTAACATTAACGTTATTATAGTATGAATGTATTCAAACCATCCGACAACATACACGCATTGTACATCGTATCGAGAAGTATACCCGGTATAGCGTCTCTAGTGTTGTATAATGAAATCAGAAGCACCACTTCAACTATAGAAATAGAATGCGAAAATGTAGGCGGTTATTTACACGCCAATTTTGAGTATAATTTCAAAGAGGGGCAAAGCTATGAAATCACTATAATTTCCGACGCTTCAATTCTATACAGAGGTAAGGTATACGCAACTGATAATGAAAATTTACAAAATTATAAACTTAACTAATGATAGGAGTAATACAATTATCTAACTACGTTAGACCCGAAGTGAAAGAAGTTAGTTCAAAAGAATACGTTTTGAACGGGGATAAAAACGACTTTTACAAATACATTATTGACCGATATAATGGATCGCCAACCAATAGAACAATTATAGATTCTTATGCACAATTCATTTATGGCAAAGGATTAATGAGTTCACAGCAATCTATTAAAGCCATTCAATTTGCAAACGTTAAAAGACTTTTGTCTAAAAATGATTTACGTGCAGTATGTCAAGACTACGCAACTTTTACCGAGGCTGCTGTAGAACTTATTTACAAAGATTCTAAATTACAAAGAGTCAAACACGTACCAAAAAATCAAATTGCACCCTCTAAATTAAATGAAGATAGTGAGATTGAGTCGTATTGGTTTTGTCAAGATTTTAACAATACCCGAAAATATACACCTATTGAAATACCAAATTTCAAAACAACAGACAAGGTAAAAAACGGTTCTTTGATTTATGTAATCACAGATTACCAAGTAGGCAAGATATACTATGCAGATCCGTCATATTTAGCTGGATTACCTTATGCAGAATTAGAAGAAGAGATTGCTAACTATTGTATTAATCATATCAAAAATGGACTTTCCACAGGACACTTTATCAATATGAATAATGGTGTTCCGGAGAGCGAAGAGGTGAAGCAGCAAATTATTAAAGACATAAAGAACAAGGCTACAGGGTCAAATAATGCAGGCAGAATCGTTGTTATGTTTAACGAAGATAAAGAGCACGAAACAACCGTAACGCCTTTAGAAGTGTCGGAAGCGCATAAACAATACGAGTTTTTAAGTTCAGAATCTGGACAAAAATTAATGATTGCACACCGCGTTACATCGCCTATAATTTTCGGGGTTATGAAAGAGGGCGGTCTTGGGAACAATGCAAATGAAATGGAGGTTGCATTTGACGAGATTATGACAATGACAATACAGCCAAAACAAGAAATTATCCTAGATGCTTTAAAAGAAATCTTCACAGCAGAGGGGTATTCTATTGATTTAGATTTTATTCCACTTAGAAAAAAAGCGCAAACACAAACACAACTAAGCGCGCATGACCATGACGAAACCGACGACATTATT